TCAAAACGTTCTTTAATTCTATCCATTCCTTGTTCGTCAGTTTCAACAAGTTTTTTGTTTGCTGAACCTTCGACTTCGGTAACTTGGTCTTGATTTTCGATTTTAATTCTACAAGCATCTCTACCTGCAAAAACCTTTTCATCGGAATCAGTAACTTTAACTTTTACAAAATACGAACCATCTTTTGATTTTGTAATACCTTTAACTAATGGAAAACAACCGTTAATTTCGGTATTGTTATAAGACCCATTTTCTATTTTTACTATATTCATTTTAAACCCTCTCTTGTTTATTGAATTAATATCATTATAGCACAGATATCATATCTGTCAAGTTTTTTCATTTTGCAAATGCCTCAAGATATTCAGCATTTTCAGTTTGTAACACTACGAACTCACCAAAATTATCTTCAAAAACTTTTAATAAATTAAGATAATCATCTGATTTCATATCCTCTAGAATTTCATCCTCATCTAAATCTAGAGTTTTACTAAAATCACGAGCAACTGCCATTAGATAAAATGCATTTCCGTTAGGACCATCGATATCGATGAACATTTTATCTAATTTTGGTTTTAGTTCTACTGACATTATTTTGCATCCTTAAATTCATAAGGTTTGTTCCACTTACCAATGTTAAGGTGAGTATAATAAGCAGTATCAAAGTAATCAATCATTGCATCAGATTTATCGTACCATTCACGACCACCCTCAATAGTTCCTGGAGCAGTTTTCATAATATTGATAATTTCACTGAATAATGCTTTATGTTTACCGTAATTTTCAGGATAATACTCATTGATTTGTTCGTGACCATCAAACTTATGGGCTGGAGCCATTTTGTTCCATGGGTCTTCACGGTCAAGACTTCCATCATAGAAGTTTATTTCACCTGAAGTGATAGAAACATTTAAACTTGAATAATGGTCTCTACGAACTGAGAATTTTAATTTATTTTTGAAACGCTCTTTAAGAGCAACTCTTACTGCTTTTACTTCGTCTGTTGATATATAAGCCATTTTTAACCCTCTCTTTTATTGAATATACTATTATTATAGCATAAATCGAGGATTTGTCAAATTTTTAGGGGTTTTATGGGTAAATTAGACAGGAATTGGCTTATTTTCTTGAGGATTTGTGTCTAAAACGTCCCATTTTTCAATAAAATTCTCTAAATCTGTGTCTATTATTGAACGTGTATTACCAGACTCTACGTAACTATAAGACAAAGATATAACATAAGGATTATCAGGTGGATAATATACATCTGTAATCTTTGCTATTTTATGAGAATGTTTATGTTGAATAACTGTTCCCACTTTTATTGTCGGTTGATTCATAATTTTATGTTGTTATTAAACAAACTACTCACACTTTCTTCGTTACTTACTCGGCGAATTGCTTCACCAAATAATTTTGAAACTGATACTGCTCGTGTTTTCTTGCAATCATTTGGACAACGAAAAGAAATACTATCTGTAATGACTACTTCTTCTAGTACACTTTCTTCTATTTTATGACATGCCTCGCCTGTTAAAACTCCATGAGTAATATATGCTCTTACACTTAATGCACCTGCACTTATAATTGCCTGTGCGGCATTACATAATGTTCCACCGCTATCAATAATATCATCTACAATTATCGCATGTTGTCCTCCAACATCACCAATGATATTCATTACTTCACTAATACCGGCTTTTGGTCTACGTTTATCTACGATTGCAATATCTTCGTTGAACATATCAGCAAATTTTCTTGCTCTTGGTGTTCCACCTGCATCTGGTGAAACAAATATTGTATTCTCATATGCTTTTTTACCTAACTTTCTTTTAATATCTTTGGCAAATACAATACGACTTGTTAAATCATCAACTGGAATATCAAAAAATCCTTGAATTTGTCCAGCATGTAAATCCATTGTTAAAACTCTATCTGCGCCTGCTTTAGTAATTAGATTTGCTACTAGTTTAGCAGTAATTGGTGTGCGACTTGCACTTTTTCTATCTTGTCGTGCATAACCGAAATAAGGAATCACGGCAGTGATACGACTAGCACTACTACGTTTTGCCGCATCAATCATAACCAAAAGTTCCATAAGATTGTCGTTCACTGGAGAACTTGTACTCTGAACAATAAAGACATCTTCGCCACGGACATTCTCTAAAAACTCTACACTACTTTCACCATCTGCAAATGTTTTTATTTCTGCTGGAACTACACTCGAAAAACAATAACCTGCAATCTCCTCTGCAAGAGGCAAATTGCTATTTCCTGCTATAATTTTCATGTCTGTGTCACTTTTTTGTTATCTTCAATTAACTTTTCTGTTGCTTCTTGAATATCAAGTAACTCTTGTTTCATCAGTTCTACTTTTTCTTTTTCGAAATGAATATCAACTATTGTTGATGCTATTTCAATATGCATTTGTGTATATCCTGCTCTTTTGCCATAACTATAAGCAAGGTACATACAAATACCACATGCACCCCATATAATCCAAAACATAGTACTTGCCTCTAACATTATTCCTCCTTCGTATTATTTCTTAAAAGTATTATAACACAACACGAATAGGATGTCAATTACTTCTCAGAAATAGTTTCTTCTTTATCAACAGGTTGTTCAGGCTCTTCTACAATATTAGAATCATCTATCTGTGTTATCAACTCATACATCTCGTGACAATTATATCCAGTTACGGATAATGCCCCTTTAATATAAGTTGGATTGACTCCTAAAAGACCTTCTGATATATTATGGTATTCTATTAGTTTATCTCTATACTTTTCACCACGTTCAGTCAAAGGTGTACATTCTTGAACATAATAATCTATTCCACCTAGGACCATTATAGCCAAATCTTTATCTAATAACTCTGTTGCTATCACAATTTCATCAACTGGTGTTGTGTCGTGTACAGATATTTCTTCTGACTCAACTGACTTAATGAAACCGAATATAATTACTAACGTAATAACAGTAGCAATTAAATAGTACTTGGCTGACTCCATTCGTTAGATAACGTGACCCTTTTCTCTAAGTCTACGTTTCCATGCACCACCAATTTTTTGTTCAGATAACTGCTCACGCAACCAATTCAATGTTGGTTCCTTTTCATCTGATTCAATATTTGGATTTGTTGCTAATGATTCGATTAACTGATTTATCTCAGTTTCGGTTAAGTTTAGTAAGTTCATTGAGTTATCCTTGTCATATATATTTCCTGTCTTAATTAGTTTCATTTCTTACTCCTTTTAGTTGTGAAATTTACATTGAATATCGTTCTATTTATTTAATCTCACGATATCTTCTTCTATACACTTGTCACCATATTGTACTTCTAATATATGACAAGGTAAATTAGTATTATTACATGCTTGATGCCATTGTTCTCTTGCAATTGTAATAGTTTGATGTTCTCTGTACTTTCCTAGTTCTTCAATATCAGAAGAAACATTTATTGTATTAAATGCACACTCGCCTTTAAGAATATACCAATGTTCTGCTCTATGTTCATGGCGTTGCATACTTAGAGTTTGACCAGGTGCTATTACAAGTTCTTTGACTTTATATCCTGGTTTATCATCTAATACTCTATACCAACCCCAATTTCGAATTGTTTTAGGTGCTTTCCATTCTTCTAAAATCAAACTGCTTGAATTTTTCTTATCTGTTCCGCCTACACCAAAAACAAATTCAACATCATCAAATATCATTTCTGGTACATTCTCTGATGTTCTATCTCCGCCATTAACAAAGATTAATTCATCTTTTGGATAATGTGCTTTTACTTGTTTTATGAAATTGATTGCGGTATCATCGTCATCCATGAACGTGAATACTTCGTCTACCATTTGAAGATTGTTTAGAATAGCCATACGTTCATTCCAAGGCATAAAAGATTTGCCTTTTTTACGTTCTAACCATTCATCTGAATTTATGCCTACGATAAGAATATCACCCAATTCTTTGGCGGCTTTAAGATATGAGATATGACCCGAATGTACCGGGTCAAATCCTCCAGTGGCAAGGACAATCGTCATGACCTAATTCGAGTTCGATATTCGTCTTGAAATTTATTGGTTAAGAATTCTAAATTCTTCTTAAGCCATTGTTCTTGAGTGTAATCTACTTTTTCTTGCCAAGCCAGTTTTTCGTCAAGATGTTCCATCCATGTATTTTGAACCCATGCCTGAAATTCTTTTCCCATTTTAGTCATATCTTTCTCCTTTGTTAAATGGATTTCTATGATTGGATGGTCATTAACAAACTTCATCACTGTTTCGTATTGTTTACATACTCCATTTTTGATGTTTGCATTGCCAATATCCATCATAATCTTTTGTAGTTTTAAAATACTCTGTTGGTCTACTGTTCTAGGAACTAAACAAAAGTGAGCATCATTATGTGGCGTCAACGCAACAAAATCTTTCACTTGATAGTCTACTGTACCAATTGAGTCTAACTCTATCACAATGTAAGTCCACCAAAAGTATCTTCCGATACGTCTTGTTTGACTCCTCCTTGTATGTAAGAAGTAATTTCTGTTTCTTGTGGTGCTACTTGTACTTCTGCACCAGCAATCCATTTTTGTGTCCATGGTAATGGATTTGCTTGTGGGACAACATATGGACATTTTAGATTAACAGCAATCATACGTTTACAACAAATCCATTCAATATAATCGCCTAGCAATTGTGTGTTTAATCCAATCATTGAACCGTCTTTAAATAGATATTCAGCCCACTTCTTTTCTTGTTCTACTGCATCAACAAACATCTGAATACATTCTTCTTCTGTTTCTTTTGCGATTTTTTTATAATCTTTGTCGTCTTTAGGTAAAATCTTAAGAAGTGATTGAGTAGATGCTAAGTGTAAGTTTTCATCACGTGCAATTAGTTTAATAATTTTAGCATTGCCTTCCATCTTCTTAAGTTCAGCAAATGCCCAACTACAAGCAAATGAAACATAGAAACGAACACCTTCTAGGATGTTCACACTCATTAGTGTTTTGTATAATGCTTTTTTAAGTTCATATAAATCTACTTCAACTTTCTTACCATTAACTGTATGTTTGCCTTCACCAAGTAACTGATACTTCAATGAAAGAGAAATGAGTTCGTCATAATTTGTACTAATCGAGTCTGCACAGTCTGTGATTTCTCCAATATCCATCATTTCATCAAACACTTGACTAGGATTAGCATATACATTACGAATAATATGTGTATAACTGCGTGAGTGAATTGTTTCACTAAATGTCCAAGTTTGAATCCATGCTTCTAGTTCTGGAATACTTACTAGTGGTCCAAATGCTTCTACTGGCGCACGACCTTGTACACTATCTAACAATATTTGTCTTTTAAGATTACTTGTAAAGACATGTCTTTCAGTGTCAGTTAGTGCATTGAAGTCATTTGCATCTTTATGGCAGTCAACTTCTTCTGGTCGCCAGAAGAAACCTAATTGCTTATCTGTTAGTTTATCAAATTGTTTATATTTCAACATATCGTAACGTTGAATTGTTACGCCGCCAGACGGGTCCAAAAATGCTTTTGCTTTCGTATGGTCTTGTTTGTTTTTTGCGTTAAAAACTGTCATCTTATATCCTTATAATGTACAACCTTCACAATCATCTTCATCTATTAGTGTACCTTCTTCTTGTTCATATGAAATTTCTTCATTTTTATCCATTTGATTTAATGCATTAATATCTAATTCACCTTGTCCATCAAATGTATTAAAATAATACAATTGCTTTCCGCCATACTTATAAAACATAATAAGGTGCTGTAACATTACAGACATTGGTATCTTTTCATCTTCAAAGAACACTGGATTATAACTTGTGTTTACAGATATACCTTGGTCAATATATTTCTGTAATACTGATACAATCTTAAGATATCCTTCTGGAGACTGCTGGTCCCAAAGTAATTCATATTTGGTTTTCAACTTATGAATACCTGGCACAACTTGTTTCAGTACTCCGTGTTTTGATTGCTTTACTGATACATAACTTCTTGGCGGTTCAATGCCATTTGTTGAGTTAGAAATCTGTGCAGATGTTTCTGCTGGCATAAGTGCCATTAGTGTAGAATTTCTTACTCCATATTCTTTCAAATCTGCTCTAAGACCTTTCCAATTCATTCTTTCTTTATGTTTAACTAGTTCATCAATATCTGTTTTACGAGTATCAATTGGCACAACACCATGTCCATACTTTGTTTCATCAGATTTAGGACAAGGTCCAATCTCTTTTGCCAATTTATTTGAGGCTTTGATTAGATAATAACTCCATGCTTCTGCCCATTCGTCAACTAATTCCAAGTTAGGGTCAGTATAATTTGTATCATTTTTAGCCAGCCAATACGCAAAATTAATAATTCCTACACCCAAAGGTCTCCTATTATTTGTTGCCATTTCGGCCGCAATGATTGGATAATTTTGATAACTCAACAGAGCATCAAGTCCTCTTACTGCCAACTCACAAGGTTTTTCAAAATCTTCTGGACTTCTGACATTTCCCCAATTGATGGCACTGAGTGTACAGAGAGCAATTTCACCTTCTTCATCAAAGACACTAGTAAGTGGCTTAGTTGGTAAATTAATCTCACAACATAAATTCGACTGCTTAATTGGTGCAACTGCTGAATTGAAAGAACCATGGTCATTTGCATGGTCTACATTTTGTAGATATATTCGACCAGTATTCTTACGTTCATTCATAAATGATGAAAATAATTCAATAGCAGGTACCGACTTTTTACGAATAGATGTCTTACGTTCTGCTTGTTCATATAATTCACGGAACTTATCTTGGTCATTAAAGAATGATTCATATAGTCCTGGTACGTCATTTGGTGAAAACAAAGTAATATTGCCACCCGTCATTAGACGTTCATACATTAACTTATTAAACTGTACTCCATAATCCATGTGTCTAACACGATTGTCTTCTGTACCTTTATTATTCTTTAATACAAGTAAGTCTTCTACTTCTAAATGCCAAACAGGATAGTATAATGTTGCCGCACCACCACGAACACCGCCTTGTGAACATGACTTAACTGCCGCTTGAAACATTTTATAGAATGGAATAACACCAGTATGACTAGCATCGCCATTACGAATAGGTGAGTTTATTGCTCGGATACTACCTGCACCAACCCCAATTCCTGCTTTCTGAGAGACATATTTAACAATTGAACTAGATGTCGCATTGATACTATCTAAACTATCATCTGTTTCAATTAATACACAACTACTGAATTGTCTTTGTGGTGTACGAACACCTGCCATTACAGGAGTCGGTAATGAGATATCAAAAGTACTAATTGCGTCATAGTAATCTTTTACCCATTTTAATCTTTCTTCTTTATCATAATTGCTGAATAGTGTTGCCGCAATTAAAACATATGCCATTTGTGGTGTTTCGTAAATTTTATGTGTAACACGATTTTGAACTAGGTATTTTCCTCGAAACTGTTCCATTCCTACATAAGTAATATCAAAATCTCTATCATGTTTGATGAAACTATTAATCTTTTCCCATTCTTCTACAGTATAATCTTCTAATAAAGACTTATCATAAAATCCAGAGTTGACATTTTGTTTAACTAAATCAAGTACATGTGATGGCTCAAAAGCACCATATACTTCTTTTCTAATATGATAATTGATTAGATTTCCAGCAACCCATTGATAATTTGGTAAATCTTCTGATATTAACTCAGCCGCGGCTTTAATTAATGTTTCTTGTATTTCACTACTTGTCATGCCGTTGTAAAATTGAATATGCGATTTTAATTCTACTTCACTTGCTGACACGTTATTGATATTGTTACAGGCCTCAAAGACGACCTTATGCATTTTTTCTAAGTCTAATTCTTCTTTCTCTCCGTTTCTTTTAACTATTTGAATCCCAGTCATTGTTCCTCATTCCTTAATATGTGTTAATCTCCGAATCTTCCATTCCTGCAACACGTAACTTTATGATGTTAGACAGTTGGAAGTGTTTAATTTCGAATCCTTTTGTTATGCCAAGGTATTGATTTCTAACCAATGCTACTTGGTTTATCAATTCACCAATAGCAACAATTTCGTCTTCGCCGTCTGCGTATTTTTCAGCATCTCTGCTACTCAATACTTTATTATAATTCTCTAAATATTTTCTTAGATACTGACTTCTCTTTTTACGCAACTGAATATTTAGATGTTCAAGTATTGCTTCTATCTCTTGTAACTGAGCAAATCTCAATTCAACGAATGCAGGAAGTTGAGTAGAGTTCTTTTCAACATTACCCTTAATCTTAACTTCCTTTCTCGCATCCACCAACTCACTTTCAAAAAATTGAATGCAGTTAGGAATTTTACTCCAGTCTTTTACTATGTCGCTATACCAATTCATCAGTCCCAATCATTATAATCATCGTTGTCATCTTCATCATCTTCAAAGTATCGGTCTAATGCAACTTCTAGAATCTTGTCACCATCGATTAATATCTCTATGTCTTCGGGACTCATTCCTAGTTCATCACATTGTTTTATAAACATTTCTCCTGCTTCTATTCTATCTTTTCCTGGGATATAATTTATTAAAGTTTCCCACAACTCGTAAAGCGATTCTGATTCCAAGATGTCTCCTCTTAGTTTGTCTTGTTGGTGTAAGCAATGTATTTATTACATTTTGCTTTTTTCTTAAACTTCTGAGTCAACTTGTTCCAATTCGTGCTTTTCGTCATCCAGATTTTCTTCATTCCAGTCTTTCATAACAATATCAAGTTTTTCAGATGTCCAGTTCTTACGGAACTCAATCATTTCTTCACCTGATTTTGTCTTATATTTCAATCGATTACCTTGCTTTATTAATACTCCTTTTGCTTCAAAAAACTCAACTAATCCAGAATACGGCGACATTCCAGTTTCATATGGAATCTCTACTTGAACACCCTCAAATGGTTTAGCATATCTTGTTTTCATTACTTTACAAGCCGCTCTAATACCATGTACTTGGGATGTCTTATTACCATCTGCGTCTACTTTTAGTTTAAGTTTCTTCATTGCTACTACAATTGAAGATGCATAGATAAATCCTTGACCACCTGATATTTTATCATCTGGGTCAAACATATCTTGTGATGCATAAGTATGATTTGTCGCAACTAAACCGATATTATAGTCACCAAACATATTCACACTATTTCTTACTAGTGCCGCTAGGGCTTTTGGTTTACGACCCATATCACCTTTCATGTCACCACGATTAAACTGGTCAACATCGGTTGGGGTCATCATCATTCCAAGACTATCGATAACAAATAACACTTTAGGACGTTCTCCATCTGGTGCATCGGCATATTCTGCCTTATAGTCTTTCATAAAGTCTGAAACAATTTTAGCAACATCATCAATCATTGCTACATTCAATTTTAGTAGTTTTTCTGGTGTAGTATCTACATCGAGTGCGTGTAACCACGTTTCATCTAATGCGTTCTCACTATCGATTAGTACTACAAAAATTCCTTGGTCTTGTGCATTTTTAACTACGTTACCGGCGGCTACAAATGATTTACCTGCACCACTTTCACCTGCAAAGACTGTTACTTTACCTAGTGGAATTCCTTTATGAAATTCACCACTGATAAGTTTATTTAATGTGTAATTTCCTGTTGATATCCAAGTGTCCGGGTCTCTGAAACCCACACTCATGCCTGGAACAGATTTTGTTATGTTTTTGCGAAATTTACTCGCATCAAAGGCTCGTGCCATATAATTCTCCTTATGTGATATTTTATATAAAAGTATGGGGAGATTTACTCCCCACACTCATATTGGTTCTTAGTCAGTTTTTCTACTACGAATCATTGCTAAGATATCTGCCGCATCGGCCTTTGGTGCATCAGCAGTTGTTTCTGCCGTTGCTGGTGCCGGTTTTGGCGTTGGTGTTGGTGTTTCAGCAACAGGTGTTGTTTCTGCTGGTGCAACTTCTTTAACTTCTTCTACTTTTGGAGCAGTTGGAGTTGGAGTTGCAGGTGCAGAAGTTCCTGCTGGAACATCTAACCCATAAGGTTTATAGTGCTGTCCCCAACGAGTCGGGTCATACAATTCACCATCAACAGATGCTTCAAACATCTCTGTGATTACTCGCATGTCATCCTCAGTTGGACGTTTTGGCATGAACTCATTCAAGTCGAAAAGACCATGAGTTTCAATTGCTTGACGTTCTTCTTCATTTAGTGAACGTTCTTTACGTGACCAAGATGAAGTTGAATAGTCAGCATACTGACCTTTTTGTGTTTTAGTAAGACGGAAGTCTGTACCTTGTTCGTAATCTGTTGGTAGATTATCCATGTCTGGGTCCATTAGAGCCGCCTTCAATAATTTGAAGATTTGTGGTCCAATGATAAATCTACGAACTGGATTTTCTGGTTGTTCACCACCGATAGGGTCAGTTACAAC